TCACCATATCCATACTTATGCCCATCATTATAACAATCAAGGATATAAGGAAGGTGACGGAAACCCTCCACGAACCACTCCCACTTACTCATATTGTAATAGATGTCTCTGTCAGTCATACATCCCACTCCCATCTACTCCTCTCCAACTACCATTGAGAGTAGCATAAAACTCATCAAATGCATTCAATCCACAAAATCTTTTATTTAATCTATTCAAATCATTAGTCATCATAAATTTCCAAATTTCAAAAGAACTTTTACAATTCCAATAACCATTACGGAGTTGTAGATAGAGAATAAAAACTTCATCCATAAGAACTCCGTAAGGTAAGGGTGCGAATGTGTCTTTAAAGCATCTTTTCTTCTCTTGTAAGTGCTAAACCCCATTTCTTTTTGATTGTGATGATTTCAACTACATCATTCATAAAGGTGTGTGGAGTTTGTAGGAACTCTTCGTAGTTCATTTGAGTGTCTCCATTTTTATACGATACTCACACCATTCTGCGTGATTTTCCAGTTGTCCGTTGATTTGTGGATCACTAATCTTACAATAAGAACAACGATAATAAGGATTACGACCACCAATAGGTTCTTTTGGATAATCGCAGTAATATTTTTCAGTCATTGTTCATTTCAGAGTGTATATGTTGAGATTTTTCCAGTTGTTCTACCCTATCAATCAGTTCTGTAAGAATACAGATAAGGGAAGGATAGCAAATACCTTCATTTTCTAATCCTGTTTCAGGATCATAATAGTAGGAATGGAAGATTTCTTTGCTGATGTTTCGGTTAGTCATTTACCATCACTCCAAGGATACTCATAATCTACCTCAATACATTCTAAAAGTGTGCGGGCAAAGGTAATCTCACCATAATCAGAACCATCCTCAAAAATATCCCAGTTATGGTGTGGATATTCATAATCAGGATTTAGATTATAACAAGTTGGTTGTTCTGCGTAATTTTTGAGAACTTTGAGAAGATGGGTGAGTTTTTGTTCGTCAGTCATCAAAATTCATCCACAACAAGCATTCCATTCACATAATCACTACCACTTGATGAAGTATAAGCAACTCTACAATCCATATTCTTGGAGTAGAGTTGTTGATAGGTATTGTATTGAAATTGAGTTTCCTTATAGGCACCCCAAAAAATCACAACAAAAACAAAGAGAAGTGCTGATACGATGATAAGTAGTGGTTTCATAAGTCGGCACCCAATACTTTATCGTATCCATAATTCACACCTTCCTGATAGATTGCTCGGGCAAACTTCAAGAGGTCTTCTTCATCACATTCCCAGTAAATGTCGTTTGTTGTTTTACTTATGTGTCTATCAAACCCATAGGATTTAGCAAGTTCAATAATTTCAGGATTAGTCATTCTTCACCTCCCATATCAATAGAACACATCTCATAACCATCATAATATCCTTCCCATTTAGCCTTATCATAAAGTTCTCGGGCAAACTTCACAAAGGCATCAAAGTTCCCAGAATACTCCCAACCATCATTCTCATCCCAATCTTCCTCAAAGTGTTCTTTTACAAGTTCAAGGATTTGTTCTTCAGTCATAATGCCTCCAGTTCAGTAGCAATATCTAAAATTGCCTCACGAATACTTTCATTTCTTGTTTCAAGTGCTTCATCCCATTCTCTATGCCCCGAAAAACAGGTATAATTTTCAGGGGCAACATTATCAGCAAGAACACGAAGAGCAGCAGCAAAACCCTCTCTAATTGTTCCTCCGTTAGAAAATACTTCATCAGCAGCATCTATGATTGCTTGTGTTTGTGTAGAAAGGTTAGTCATAATCAAGCATTCTCCAAACGAATGTACTTTTCAAACATTCCTCTCATATCGTGAAAATACGATTGTGCCCTATCAAGAACAGCAGTATCATAATCTTCTTGTGTGGGTTCTTCTTCCATTTCCATATCCTTCCAAACTTCCAAGAAATCTTCAACAGACATATGATATTCCAGAGGAATGTATGCGACTTTGGGAGTGATTGGGTTAGTCATTTGATGGTAATGGTTTGATTTTTGATTTGGCAGAGACGAGCAAGATTATCACCCGAAAGAGCAACTTGAATGAAGTTGTAGTTGGTCTTACATTCTTGGTTGAGTGCTTGTTGAGTTGTGATTACCCGACTAATCCCAACAAGAGGAGCACCCACAAACATAAGAACAAACACCAAAATTATAAAGATATTGATGTAGTCAGCAGGGTCAATAGAAGATTTGCGGGTCATCGGTTTGGTTGCTTATGAGAGTATTATAAGGCATTCTCAGGGGCATTTGGAGTGTCCTTGTGCCAGTTCTTCAAGTGTCCCTCTTTTTCCATTTGAGTGGTGGTGGTGTTGTTGGTTTGTTTCGGTTCTCATAAAGATATCCACCCAACCAAAAAACACCAGGAGCAACTTCTATTTCTTTTGAGAATAAGAACTTGATAATTTTGAGTAGAGTTTTAGTCATTTCTCATTTGCTCCAGAACATTAATGAATTGAGAAATACAATTTTTTGGAATACTAAAAGAACTTCCTTGTTTGGTTTCAACACCCTTAATCTCTTCATAATACTCAATTTCAATACAACCTTCACCATCATCGGTGAATTGGTAGAACCAACCATCCTCGTGGTGAATACGAATTTCTTTGGTGATTTGGTAGTCCATCAGGTTTCTGTGTGTATGAGTGTATTATAAGGCATCTGGAGGGTCTTGTGGGTGCCCCTGTGCCAGTTCTTCAAGTGTCCCTCACAATACCTCACAAAGCCCTTGAATACTATACCTTGTGATAAATCCTTTGGTTGTGTATGTTTTCTTATAATTCTCAATAAACTCTTTTGCTTCTTCTTTGGTTTCAAATGTGCCGAAGTTGCGATAGAACAACTCACCAGTATAAGTTCTCACAATCCACTTATGAGAATGTTCTGGGTAAGTATCGTTTTCTTCTATGTGTTTGTAGTATTCTTCACGGTTCATAATACATATCCTCCTCATACTTCACATAATCACTTTGAATATAATTGAAGAACTCTCCATCATCGTGGGTCATAGTCCAACACCATTCATCAAAACATTCACTAAACCACCACCACCCAGAATGGAGTTTCTCAAAGACATTCATAGGACGATTGTATTTCATTTCTCAAACTTCTCTTTCAATTTTAGATAGAGTTCATACTCTTCTTTGTTCTGTTTTTCTTCTTGCCCTTTGAGAACATCAAGAATATAAGTATCTACACTTTTACCTTTGAGTTCTCCCACAATCTCACAGATTACAAGAGTTTCACCCATAGTAATACTCCCATCTTCATTATAATCACTCACACTCTCATAACCTTCTTCATTTGCGACAATCTCTGCCGCATCACAAATATATTCATTCAGTTGATGGTTTTCAATCACATCAAGACGAATATTAGAAATGGTTTCCAGACCATCTCCAAAAGTATCACGAAGAATAATGTAAGTCACTTCTTAAAATCCCATTTGCTATTGAAGAACACTTTAGTCCAAAATCTAATCCACCTGTTTGGTATTGGAAAACTATTACTTCTATGAAATGAGATTACCAGTTGTTCCTGTCCGAACAAATCACACTTACATATCACTTCTGGATTATGAATATAAGAACCTGTATAAGGATTATGAATGTAGGAAGATGTATAAGGATATGGTAGATTATCCGCAGAAGGTTTTACTGGTTGTCCTATGTTTTGTTCTGTTGGTTTCCAATCGTTATTCACAACTTTTCAATCTCCTCACATAATTCTAATAAATCAAGACAAGAAATAAAGGCAGGATGAGTAGCAGAACATTGTTGGAGTTGGTTGATGACTTCACGAAGAATACCAGTAAGGTGGAAGGCAGGGTCGTGTGCTAGGTCATCATAATAAGCAGAAAGTACTTTATCTGCTTTGGTTTTTATGTCAGTCATTTTTACACCTATGATAATTTGGAATGAAGAAGTTAAAAAATCGTCCCAACCAACCGATTTGTTCTCCACATTTAGGACAGCAGTATGATGGGTGGGTCATCGTATCCCACTATCAAAGAGTTTTTTCAGTTCATCATACAAAAATATCAGGATAAAACCCATAAATCTCTTTCCACTTCTCCTCTGCTGGTGTCCGTTGAGAATAAGGTGAAACCCAGTTGGATTTTACAAAAACACCAAAATCAACCAAGTTATCCTTCAATTTAACATGCACAGAAACATCAAGATGAAGTGTTTTCGCAAGAAGTTCAATCTGTTCTTTACACATTTGATGTTGTGCGTGATTTTGTGGATTATGATTGATAAACTCCACTTCTGTTCCTGGGTTTTGAACTGCCTTTCCGAGTGCTTGAAGTGCAAGTCCTAATGTTCTTCCTGTTGCTCTTTTAGGGTCGTGTTTCATAGTTGTAATTCCAAAATCGTTCATACACCAATTCTAACACATCTGGGGGCACATAGGAAGTATCTGTGGTTCTTGGAAGTTTTGCGACTTCCTCAAAGATGAATTGAGTTTCAGGGTCAATCATTCTTCATCTCCAAATCTAAAAGGATAAAGTCGTTTCACACCACCAGAAGCATACTTGATTTCATTTTCCAGTTGAATGATATACACATAAACAGGTTTGGGAACTTCAAAGTGTTCCAGTTCTCGGTTCATATTATAGCACGAAATATGAGAACTCATTTCAAATACCTGCGTCAGCATCAATAGTGAATTCTGCTTTGTCTGTGATAATCTCTACACTCATATCATTCATAATCTTTTGAAGTTTTTTGAGTAGATTGTCTCTTGCTTCTTTTGTAGCAGAACCAGTCCAATACTCACCCTGACTTAAAGAGTGTAGCACAGTATCTGTGAGAACATAAAGGTCTAATGCTGATAGAGTTTGTTTAGTCATAATCATTTAGGAATACAAAAGAAAGTAGTGTTTCCACCAACTACACCAGAAATCCATTTCCCACCTTCGGCAAGACAATCTGCTTTCTGTGTAGAGTAAGAAATAGCAAAGAGCACAAGAAATACCAGAACAATTGCACCAACAATAATAAAAGATTGTGTTTCTTCTCTCATTCTTTCTCTCCTAAAGTCACAAGTGGTTGAATGTCGTTCAGTTCATCATACAGCATCTTGGCAAACCCATAGTGAGGTCTTATGCCAGTTTCAATACTGGTTGAAGTGGCAACCGCCCACATAATATCAAGTTGTAGTTTATCTGGAAGAGGTTTCATTCGTCCCAAGGTGCTTTACGGGTTAATAGTTTAGCAATCTTTTCATCATATTGTGGTGGTTCATTCAGTCTGTCTACCAGAGCATCAAAGTCCTCTTTTGGTAGAATAATTGTTTCTGGTTTAGCACCGACACCCCAGAACTTCTCAAACTCCCACTTGTAATTTGTATCATACCATCCAGAGTTGATAGAATACCAGAACTCTCTCCAGAGATGATAATCATCAAACCTAAAACCTTGATGTGACATTAACCTATACCACCACCAGAATGGAGTATAACGAAGATGCCTGTTGTTGATTATGAGTTTATGAAGGAATGTCATCGTAAAATTGGTAAATGAGATCTGCGGTTTCATCAATCAGTTCTGACGTAATTCTATCATATTCACACTCTCTTGGGAAATTGCCATTATATTCCTCACCAACAGCATACCAACCACGATTAAACAATAATTCCAAATATGCAACACATTCTTCACCTTCAAGTGTGAATGGATGCCCTGAAAGGTAATGTATTGCATCGTGCTCTGCGTGTGCTCTAAGTGCCACTTCAGTTTTATATGGAAACTTAGATTGTTGTATATCTACTGCAACCCAACGACGACGAATTCTTTGGGGGAGAGTATCTACAAAGTATTGAATATCTACCACCTACCCAACCTCAGTTTTCTTTCAGGTGACAGATAAGGATTATATGGGTCATCATAAGGATAGATGTATTCCGTCATCCAACCCCAAGATAACCCCTCCCAGAAGTCACCATATCCATACTTATGCCCATCATTATAACAATCAAGGATATAAGGAAGGTGACGGAAACCCTCCACGAACCATTCCCACTTACTCATATTATAATAGGTGTCTCTGTCAGTCATAAGTCCTCAATACTTTTCTACACAAACAAACTGATTTGGTTCAAAGGAAATATAATACCACTTGTGCCTTGGTGAATATTCCCTATAACACCAATTTTTCTCAATCTCAATATAGTCATTATACCACGAATGAAGTTCATTCACAAACTTCCTCATCTTCTTCACACTATAGAAACATTTTGTGTGTCTGCTTTCAGCACCCCACCAAATCACCTCATAGAAAATCCTGCGTTTGATTTTCTTGTATTGTTTTTTCATAACCATATCAGCAAAACTACTACCATACAAAGTAGTCATCAAATGCTTATCATATTGTCTTTGGAACTCTTCTGCACCTTCTTTGATTATATCATCCCTGATAAGTTTTTCAAAATCTACCTTACCAAAGAGTTCTTCAAGTTCTTGTGCTTTGGTTTTCATATCAGTCATACATCCCACTCCCTTGCTTCCCGATGAAGTTGGAATGCGGTAATGAAAATTAGTCCATCTTCATCCAATCGGTTAGCAATCGTTTCCAAAACTGCCTTTGCTTCGTTATTTCGGCAGTCTTCATAAGTTTCTCCTGTGGGTGCGGTAGATATTGCCGTAGCAATTAGTTGAAGTAGTTGAAGTGCCATCAGTCCTTTGTGTGTATGAGTGTATTATAGGGCATCCACAGGGGAATTGGTGGGGTCTTGTGCCAATTCGTCAGGTGTCCTAATCTATTCGTTTTCTTTTAGAAGTGTCTATACCTCTTGCTTTTTGATATTTTGTTAAGTTTCCTGGATTAGTAATGAAACCAGTTTCAAGACATTCCCACTTTTGGGAATTTGTATTTTTACCTCCTTTGCTACTATGTTTGCTATGTTGTTCGGGTGTTCTTGAAAAAATACCAATATTATTTTCTCTACACTCTAATCCACTTTTTCTCCCAATTTCAATCTTTTCCTCCATAGTCATTCCGTGTATCCCAACTTTCATTTTATAACTTATACTTCCTCCCAATTTTCCTGCTTCACTAAATTGTCCCTTTGTATAACCAAAGAAACTAATTTTGTTTTTTCTATTGTTTTCTTGAACCTTTCTTCCAGTTTCTTTTGCTTGTTCTATTGGAACATAAAACTTTGTGGAAGTTTGGTATGCTCTATTAACAAAGTGTTGGTTCTCAACTACTTTATAATAGTGTTGTAGAATAATCTCATCAACATATGCTTCTTCTCTCGTGGCATAATCACTTTTGAGAATAATCTTTTGAGTTGGTTTGAATGCTTTGTCTTTGAATGAACCAAAGTATTTTATATCTTCTTCTGGAAGACATTTACATCCTCTACTTCCAATGTATCCTTTACCCCATTTTTCATAAGAATAATAGGTATAGTAATACTCTTTTGGAGTTTCCATAGTTCTACTCTAATTTGGTGGTTATTACTATTTATACAGGAAAAGCACCCGAAAGTGCTTTATCCCAACCTAAAAAGAACCACCAAATTAGGTATCATTATTTATACTTGCCAATCTCTCCCCTCATAATCCATCAGGCACATATCAGTTTGCTCCTTGTCGGTATAGTTATCATAAGCATATTGACGACACTCTTCTTCTGTGCCCTCAAAGAGTGTATCAAAATACTTGTGGTCTCCATCATACTCATACTTTACGAGAGACCACTGATCGTAGCAATCAGGGTAGTATGGCATCTTCGTTGTCCTTCCAGTAATCAAATTCAAGATTTACTTTAATCATTTCAAAAGCACCATCAAGTGTGGAAGCATAACCATCATAAATCCATCCCTATAAGCATCCTGCATCAGGTTATAAAGTTTCGTAGAATCGGAAGATGAAAGATTGAGTAATTCTAGCAGTTCTTTGAGTTTAATATAAGTATTGTCGGAAAACATTTGAGTTCCTGTGTATGAGTGTATTATAGGGCATCCACATGGGGATTGGTGGGGTCTTGTGCCAGTTCTTCGGGTGTCATCAAACCCAAGTTCTAACATTTGCTTTTGGATGTTTCTTACAAGCATCCAATATTTTTTCTACAAAAGGAACAAAGTCCTTATAAGTTCCCCAACCATTAGAAGCATCAAACTGCTTAAAGTGTTCTGGATCAGATTTGAGGTTCTTCAATCCTTCTTCAAGAAGTGGAATTAACATCCCAGCAGTTGGATTTTCCCAAAGTTCATAAGGATGCCAAAGAGGGTAATAAATGCTTGCTTCCTCTGCCATCTTATTCAAGTTATGAGTAATATTTGCAGAATACAACTCAACCTTATGAGGTTCAGGTGCTCCCGTATCCAGTTCCATTTCAAGGTAGAAATCAAGAGACATAATAGTGTCTTTGTGTGTATGAGTGTATTATAAGGCAAAACCACCTCCTTGTGGGAAGTGGTGTGCCAGTTCTTCAAGTGTCCTCGACAATCAAGCAATAACGGCACTGGAAAGAAAATACATCTTTGTCGTGTGTTTTCTTCACACCATTTTCTTCCCAAGAATACACCACTTCATACCAAGGGTCTGTGCTTCCATAAGAATTGAGACCTTCAACAGTCACAACATAACCACAAGAACTAATCCAACGAGAACCAATTTGGATTTCGTGTGGTTTGAAGAAATGTCCGACTATGAATTTGTGTCCGTTTTGGATTTTAGTTTCGTAGTCCATCAGGTTTCTTTGTGTGTATGAGTGTATTATAGGACATCCTGTGAGGTTTTGGAGTGCTCTTGTGCCAGTTTAAGAAGTGGTCTATGTGTTACGAATAGCAGGAGTTTCGCAGTTTTCAAGTGCCCATTTCATCCAGAACTCCAACCACATCAGACGCGGAAGAATAAAATCATATTTGTCTTCATCAGGAGTAATCCAAAGTTGGAGGTTTTTATCCCATTTAGAATAACCAGAAAATCCAGGAAGTTTGGTTGCCTTTTCCTTATATCTCTCAAGAGCACCATAAACTTCGTGATAATGCTCTTGAGTAATCGGTTTACATCCAGGATGGTTATAAATCAATCCTTCCCACTCTTTGTAAAACAAATCATAAAGACCAGTTTCCCTACAAAAATCCGCCCATCCACTATAAGAAGGAGACCGTCTATTTGAGTTTCCAGTCATTTCATCATTAGGAAATGTAGGTGCATCATCACTGCAAGCACCTTCAACTACCCAACAAGCATAAAGTTCCCCATCTTCTTTAGAAAATTCGGGAACTGCGTTTCCAATTGTGATTGAGTAACCCATAATGTAGTGTTTGTGTATGAGTGTATTATAAGGCAAAACCACCTCCTTGTGGGAAGTGGTGTGCCAGTTATTCAAGTGTCCTGCGAGTATGCCTCAAGAATAGCACGGGCAACAGCAATTGCTACATCCTTATGTGCGATACTAATATCCTCACGAGCACCACCATCACAAGAAGTAATGAAGACACCAGAATTATCAACTATCAGTTCTACTCTGTGAGTTTGATTTTCTGCCTCATCAGTAAGTTCAAAGACATCAATCTTGCTACGAACAACATCGCAACCGGGAAGTTTTGTGTAGAAATTAGACATAAGGTTTCTGTGTGTACGAGTGTATTATAGGGCATCCACAGGGGAATTGGTGGGGTCTTGTGCCAGTTCTTCAAGTGGTTTGTTTGAGTTTTCTACCAAGAACCCAACCTTCACCAGGACACTCTACTGCTCTTTTAGAGTTTCCGCATCCATCGTTCCACCATTTTTTTCCTTTCTTCGCTTCACTCTGTTTTCTTTTGGTTTCTTCAGAATGCGTTTTTCCATACATAGGATGATTTTCACCGGCATATTTACCTTTTTTTGATTTACCTATTTTTCTTTTTGTTTCTTCGGAAAGTAATTGTCCTTTTCTTGCTTTACTTATTTTTCTTTTCGTTTCTTCGGAGCGTGATTTACCATAATTGCAATGATTTTCGCCCCTTACTGATTCGCTTTGTTTCCTTTTAGATTCTTCTGAACGTTTTTTACCCTTTTTCACTTCACTCTGTTTTCTTTTGGTTTCGGTAGAATGATATTTTCCATAAAAAGGATTATCTTTTCCTCTTTTACCATAATTAGGATTATTTTTACCACTGCTTGCTTCACTTAATTTTCTTCTATGTTCTTCACCTACAATTCTATTTTTTAAATAAAGTGATAATCTACTTTTAGAACTTTCATAAAGATAAGAATTATATTTTTCACTGCGATTTTTCATAAGAACAAAAGCAGTAGTCATCTTTATAGTTCTTTTATCTTCTATTCCATATCTTTGAATACAAATCTTTTCTAATAATGCGTGTGATATATAATGTTCTCTTCCAGTAAGAACTACTATTCTACTATTCTTTCCAAAGATACTTTTTGGAAATGTATGATGCTTTTCTGTATAACCTTCAGGAAGAATTCTATTCTCTGCTTTCCTGACGATATTACAATAAATCTTTAGATAATTCATTTCTATTCTACAAGAACGGCATTATTATTTATAATAGAAAAGGTGCCCGAAAGCACCTAATCTGTCTGTAGAGAATTGCCGTTCCTATAGACACTTTTATTTATGCTTTAAGTCACAAGTCTTTAAAACTTTCTAATGCATTTTTAATAAAGAGTATGGAATTATAGTATTCCTCTCCGTCTTGACCTCCCATTACAATCGCCGCCAACTCTTCCAGAGCAAGTTTGATTTTTTCGTCTTTTGTGAGTTCCTCAAAGGTTTTGTTGGCAAGTTCCTCTCTTTCCATTTCTTTTACTGCATCAAGAACTTTATTCAAGTCTTCATCAGAAATATTACCAATAATTACTTTGTTTTCAGTCATTCTTCTAATACCTCAATAATTCCTAAAATGTCTCTAACATTCACAACCAAAATCCCGTGGTCTCCATCAATATTGAAGTTATCATATCCACACTGTTCTACAAGTGCTCTGAAAGCAGAAGCAATCACCAGTTCTCTATCACCCTTTTGAGGGCGTAAAGTGTGCTCCATCGTTGCTTCTACAATCTTCTGTGATTGCTGTTGTGCTTTCAGTTTGCGGAGTTTCTGCTTTCCTTGTGCGGTGAGATAGTTTTTTGATTTTCTCAATTCTTCTATCTCTTGTGGTGATAAGTTCAACCAAGGAGCATTATCAGGTTCTGGTAGATTAAATTCAGTCATTTGCTTTTACTCCGCAGTAAATATCAGGATAAGTGCCCGGATTTGTTTGTGGTTTTCCGGGAATAAGAGTAATACCGGGATTACAAGGAATAGTAGTAGTAGGAGTGAGAGTACCGTAATGTGGAGGAGTAAAAACTAATGGAGATTTACTCAAATACTCTACAATTACATCATAGTCCCAAGGGTCTCCACCATTAGATTTCCCAAAATCAATTGCTTCCTCTCTTGTGGGAAATGATGCTACGAATTTGTTATGATGGTAAAGTGAATAAACTTTCATAGTCTAAACTGATTGTAAAGATAAACTTGTGCTTGTCCTTTTGTTTGGACTATAATATTGAGATTAAGTTTAAGAATAATACCTCTTAAAGCATGTTCGTGTTGTTTAGCAATTATCCAGATATGAGGATAATGGTCTATAAACTCCACACTCTTACCGGGATTTTCAAGTGCTTCTGCGATTGCCTTCATATAAAGAGCAGTAGTTCTTCCGCTGCTTCTGGTTGTTAGTTCTTCGTATTTTTTAGTAAGGTTATCTGATTTTTCCATTAGTGGTAATGGGACTTTATCATAGTCAATAAAATCACTTACTTCTTCAATTAATGTGTAAAGTTCTTGTGCGAGTTGTTTGTAGTCAGTCATTTTTTCAGTCATTTTTCATTTCTTTAGGTTGAGTGTAAAACAATTCATCTCTCCAATTGCGACCTGCAAAATCTACACAAATTCCAAATTTTGAAATAGTAAATAAAATTGAAATTAATCTTCCGTTTCCAGAACTGAATTGAAAATAAGGAAGTTCAGTCCATTTTGAATACTCTCCAATATCAAATGATACTTGTAAGAGTGAATATTTTTTTCCTGTCAAAAGAGTAAAATTATATTCTTTTCCGTAGTCATCTCTTAAACCATAATTAAAAAGTTTCATACTTAACATTATCCATCATTTAAAGTAGTTTTAGGTGTCCTGTAATACTTTGTAATTCTTCTTTTGTTGCTGGACCAATCGCACAGCAAGTCAAAGTTGGAACTCCATCAAACTCAGTGAGACCAGAATCTTCAATCAAAGCACAGATAAATCCAGAAAGTTTTGCTTTTCCATAAACGAGTAGAAGTTCATCCTCCGAATCAACAGAGACACAAATTTTTGTAAATTTATCAGACAACCAGGATTTTACTCGATAATCTTGTTGATTTTCAAGAACTGCTTTCATTGAAGCATGAGCACCTTGAGCAACCATCTTTCCTTTTCTCATATTCAAATCCTTGCGGATTACAATCACTTGTTGTAGTTTAGTCATCGAATTCTGTGATCGTTCAGTCATCTTTCAAAACCAAATAAAGAACTTCTTTTCTTTTCGAAACATTTTTTCAAAATAAACAGAGAAATAAGACTAAAAAACGCAAATCCTAAAGCATTAACAAAACCTACATTAAAGATTAAAACTCCAAATAAAGTAACAATAAACAACATTTGCGATTCTTCCTTTTTTTGTTTTTTAAACAGAATTAGTCTCCGAGTATTCATTCAGACAACTCCTTAATACCCCTAGTCATCGAATTGATTTTCAAATGTAAATACTTCACTTATAGAGAGCATAATTGCATCAGTGATTGCATCAACGATTACACCTTCTGAAGGATTTTCATTGTGTTTAAATGCTCTTCTATAACCCAAAAGAGCACCAGATTCTACTGCTCTCTCAAGTATCACATAATAATTTGGTTTCATTTGTCCTCTAACTTATAAAATTCTTTAAAACTTTCAGCATTTTTTAAAATATCAACAGTAATTTCATTTTGAGAGCAAAGAGCATCCATTTCCTCATCAGTATATTGAGGATTATCGGGATTTAATGCTCTTGAAAGTTTTGCTTTCAGGTCACGAATTTCTGCTTCCAACTTATACATTTCCTTGTTGTAATCTTCAATCATTACTAAATCATATTCATCGGCAGTTTTCTTCATATCTTCATTACTACGCATATCGTTGAAGACAAGAGACAGAGCACCCTTATCAATACCTTGATGATTATGCCCCATCGAAAGCATAAACTTACCAAAGAGATTAAAGAGTTGAATTGAGTTTAAGTCTTGTGCTGGAACTTCAAAAGTAATGTTCTCTTCAGGGGGAATTTCATCATCATAGATACCACCTTTATGGTCCCACTTGGAAGTATATTTGAGAGTAACAGTTGCTTCGTACATAATCAGGTTTTTTGTATACTCATACTATAAAACCCCCTTGAGGAAAAATCAAGGGGGTATGTGCCAGTTTGTGAAGTGGTTTTGAAATTAACGAAGACCGCGAAGAACTTTGTCAGCAGCACTTGCTAAATCATCACTTTTCATTCTTGGTTTAATTCTTCTATTTGCTTCAGGTGCTTCTGCTTTTTGTGGGGCTGGAGTAGAACCCATTGGAGCAGAAAAACGTCTAGAAGCTCCACCAATTTGATTCAATATAGCATTAGCTGCTTTTTCTAATTCTTCTTTTTTCTTTTCTTCTCTTCTTGCTCTTGCTTTCTGAGATGCTCTTTGCGAGGAAGTTAATACTCCTCTTGCCATTCTTTCGCTTGCAGGACGAAGACCTTCAATAGCTTCAACAATACTTTCTCTCCAGTTTTCACTCATATTCACCATAATTGCTTCTGCTTGTTCTGGTGTTTCAGCATAACCTTCATTGATGAGGTGAGAAAGGATGATATCGTAGAGGTCTACTTGTTCCTTTTTGAGTTTTGATTTTGCCTTTGCTTCTTTTTTACTATGAGTATCGGCAACTCTTACCATTTTATAGTTTCTTTCTTTATTTTTTTCTGCTTTTTCGTGTTCCTCTCTTGCTCTGTCGTAGGTTAATGTGCTATGTGGGTCATTTGCTTCTCTTTCTCTATCTGCTCTGGTGTCTGCTTCTCTTTCCGTCCTATTTACTGCTTTCCACATCATTTTGCCTACAGGAAGTTTTTTATAAGACATTTCACTCAACTCATTATTATTACTAACAACTTCCAAATATGCTTCTTGAAGATTGCGAATGTCTTGTGCGTCCATTTTACAAATACTTTTTAGTTATTTATAAAATTTCAAACTAACTCCATTGGATAGTGTTCGTAATCCTTATCTATAGTTTTCTTTACTTTAGGTTTACTTTTTATTTTCTGAAGTCTTTCTTCAAGAATCTTTTTCCACTCAGAAAAATACATTTGTGTTTTTAGATATTTATGAAAACTATAGTATATGTTTAGATAAGTTCGTTCTTCAGGTTTTCAATCACTTCCCGCAATCTTATAATTCTTTCTGGCTGAAACTCTCGTCCATATCCTGAAGTCGAAGATTCAAGAGTTTCAAGAACATCAAGTGCTGATTTAATGGGAAGTTTAAGATTTATCTGCTTTTCTTTAGTCATTATTTGTCTCCTTATTATGATATTTTTCAGACCAAATTATTGTATATTTATCGGTTAAAGATCTTGCAAATTGTTCTTTTAACATATCAATATCATAACTTTCTTTTATAGTCATTTTTTTACTTTTCCAAGGAAATGCTTTTTCACATCCTCGTTCTAAAGCATCTTTCTCTGTATAGTGAAATGGACCGTGGTATTCTAATATTTCAATTATTTTATCTTTATTTCCTCTAAATCCATTTTCAAAAACTACCAAATCATAAAGTATCCATCTTCCTTTATATTGATAACCCCATTCATACAAATTATTTTCATTATCTGAGAACGCACATTGATTTAAATCATATCCTTTTTGTTTGATGTAGTTTCTAATAAAATCTCTACATTCAATACTATGATTTGTTTTACAAAAATTATTATTTTCTATTCTTGTCTTAACAGATTTTTGTGCAACTTCTGGAAGTTTCATAGCACAAGAAACTCCATATTTTTCCATATTAGTTTGTTTTGATTTTTGTTTAATTATTTCAGATTGAACAGGATATTCACATCCATAATTTTTTAGAGAAGTTTCTATTTTCTTTTGTTTTATTTCTGATGATTGTGATGGATTTTCTACTCCATATTTTTCTATGCAAGTGGATTTTATTTTATTTTTTATTTCTTCATTTTGTAAAACACAAGAAGTACCATATTTTTTCAAGTTAGTTTTATTTCTTTTTAACATAGAACACTGAACACATCCAGAATATCCTTTAATATGATCCATCGGAAATTGTTCAAATACTCCGTGTAAAGGACAAATAATAGTTATTTTGGTAGATTGATTTATATAATTAACTTTAGAATAATCATAAAAATTACCACAATCTTTTCTTTTCGTTTTAAATCTTTCTATTATTTCTTCAGTATTCAATCTACTAAATGTTCCTCTTTTCTTTTTTTCAATTCCATATTTGATTAGTAATCTTGGAATATTATGATAATCAAATTTTTTGGATATCTCACTCTGCTTCATATTCAAAATATGATAGCAATGATATAACTCTTCTTTTGTAGGTTTAGTCATTGTTTTTTTTATTATTGGTAGTACTATTATTTACACATATTAAAAGAGAGGAAGGGGATGTTACTACCCTTCCTCTTGTCTACTTTTGATTGCCGTCAATAATAGACTTCATTATTAGTTATCAAACATCACCTTCTTTTCGGTTTTCTGATCTATAAACACTAAATGTACCTTCTGGATACCTTGCAGATAATTTTTCATAATTAATTTGCATAATCTCCTCAAAAGACGTATCCATTGCAATACAAAATTGTCCGATGTAATACAATACATCTCCCAACTCTTTGGTGAGATGAACCTTAGCATCATCGCTAAAAGGTTTACCTTGCAGCAAACACTTTTTAATAATTTCTACAGCTTCTCCCAATTCTGCAGAAGCACCAAGAGCAAATGTAAGAAGGTGTGTAAGTTCTACACCTTCTGCTTCAAGTTCAGTCATACGAGCAAGAAGAGCAGAAAAATCACTACTTGCAGGGCTTGTAGTCTGCTTCACGAATTCAATGTATTTTTTTGTATCGATTACTTGTGTCATAGTTAAAACTTAAATCCTTCAAATGTTTTTTTAGGTTTTCTTTCTTCAAAATTATACTCTTCTTCTTTTCCAGAGTCAAGTACATCATCTTGTGCTGATTGTTCGCAATCATAAAGACGCATTTTAGATCTATCAATACCAACCACAAATCGTTTATGAACTGTTGGGTCTGAATAACGATTTTTAAGTTGTTTAATCATAATCTGACCGAGTTCTTCAAGTTCTTCAGTGGAAATTAATGCCAGGAGCAAATCCGCAGTCATTGGTCCTCCTATACTTTCTGAAGTATCTGTCAAATCAATGTCACTGTTATTCATTCCACTACGATTTACCTGAGTAGCAGTGATTAGAGGAACATTATGCTCTACAGCAAGACCACGAAGTTCTTCTGCAATTGATTTCACATAACTATAAGAATTTACAGACATATTTCCTTTATATCTGGATGAAGAACAAATATTCATATAATCAATTACCAAAAGATCTGGTTTAAATGATTTTTTCAAATAGAGTTCATTCAATAATGAATTAAAATGACCTGAGTGAGCGGAAGCAGTTGGATACTCCTTAACAATTAAATTTCCTTGAGTTTTTTTGGAAAGAGAATTTATTTTACTATCAAACATAGACTTTGGTAAAGACGATAAATCTTTAATGTCTATGTTTAATAAATTTGCATCAATTCTTTCTGCAATTTTTTCTTCAGACATTTCAAGAGTTATATACAACACATTTTTTCCTTGAAGAAGTGTTGATGCAGCAAGATGACAAAGAGCAAGACTTTTGCCAACACCCGTGGGAGCCATCAGAATCGACATCGTTTTCTTTAAAATTCCACCCTTGGTAATCTTATTCAAGTATTCAATATCAAACTCAAGTCTTTCTTCTTTGCGAGTATAAGACTCATATCTTTCTTCATAATCTTGAAAATAATCGTGTCCGATATGATTATCAAAAGATACTGCAAGTGCATCTTGAAGAATTGATGGAATTGAATCTTTAGATTTATCTCCACTCCCATCAGCCAATTGAATTGCTTCCATTAAAGCAAGATAAATTGCTCTTTCTCTACACCACTTTTCAGTAGTATCAATCAACCAATTTTGCTCGGATGCTATATCCTCCAAGCAATCAATGAGGTGAATTATCTTTTTAAATTGATCTTCATTTACATCTGTTCTCTTTTGAGTTTCAATTGAAAGAACTTCTTTTGTAGGTGGATTATTATATTCAGAAACAAATTCTAGAATTTCTTCGAATACTATTTTTTGAATTTCGTCTTCAAAATATTCTTTTTTGAGAAATGGTAATACTTTTCTTAAATAATCTTCATTGTAGAGTAGATTTCTGATAATTAAAAATTCAATTTTTTCCATTATTTAAAGTGAAAATATGTACTGAGAATATACTTTTCGTTGCTTATGGGCGGACAGCCCTTATGAGGGTACATCCATAAGGGAGGGAACACAATCACTCTACCACACTTTGGAGAAATAGTCAGGTCTTCAAAAACAGTTTCTCCACCTTCTGAAACATCATTCAGATAAAACATAAACGAAATAAATCTTCTTGCACTCTCATAATCCTGAACGTCTACGTGAGTATCAAATCTTTGATTTCCACTCGTATCATATTTTTTAATTCTAAATTCTTCAAAATTATGCTTTTCTGGAAAACATCTAGGATCTACAAATTCATAATATTTGTTTTTACATTCAAAGACTTTGGAGATTATGTAATTGTGTACGTTATTAATTTCCTCACTCAACTTACAATTTTTAGTTAAATTGAATTGAATGAAGTTTGGTTTTCCATCATTCTCAATCAATTCTTGTTTTTCAGATTGAGTTTCAAATAATTCAATGAGAAAATCACAATACTCTTTTTCTAAAATATCATCGTGAACTTGAATCAAATCATTTAATTCAATTGCCATAAGAAAACTCTTGTTTAGCAATATAATCGAGTTTCTCCATAACTTCTTTAGTAAAGTATTGTTCTGGATTTTTTAGAATTTCTTTTCCATAAATCTTTTTACCGTCCATCTCATAACGTCCTGCAGTATTTTTCCACATACCACCAATCTCACCAAGTTCAAGCAATCCATAATAACGGTCTAGACCACGTTCATCGTAATAAAGACGAGTTTCAACTTCTTGATTTTCTTTACTTATACGAGACTTGTATGTTTTTGCTTTGATAATAACACCGATAACATCAGTTCCATCTTTTTCCTTAGATTTAGAAAGATATACAATTGTGGACGCAGCATAACGAAGTCCACTTCCACCTGAAATTTCTTTTGGTGAATACATAGACATACTATCATATACGTGATTAGTCACAATCATTGGAATATCTGCTTGACCCAATTTAAGAGTTAACATCCGAAATGCTCCTTTAATCAATTGAGCTTTCGTCATATCCCTTGAATCTTTTTCGGCAAGAGTATCCGAAATCTCCTTCGTAGTTGAGAGCATTCCCAAAGAGTCTAATACAAACATACAAGGTTTTCTTTCAGATTTATCTTTTTTTAGATAAATATCAACTGCTTTAAGTGCTTTTGATCTAAACTCTTCTATTGTTACAACATTCAATACAATCACTCTTTTTAGGTCAATTCCTCTACTTTCTAATAGTGATTTTGTAATTGCAGATTCTGTATCAAAATACAAGCAATATCCATCCGGATGATTATCTAAGAAGTTTTTAACTATTGCTAAAGCATAAAAAGTTTTCCCACACCCCGATTCTCCAACAAGAGCAGTAATCTTATTACCAGAAACTCCCCCATAAATACTACCAGAAACTAAAGCATTGAAAATATAACTTCCAGTATCAACATAAGTTTCTTCATCTTTAATCTCAGATGCAAGTTGAATATATTCCCCACCAATTTCTTTCACAATGTCGTTTAAAAAATTCATTTGTTTCTCCTACTTAAATAAAGAAAGACTCTAAACTAGATGTTTTTTCAACTCTCCACCCAACAGAGTCTAAAATATTTTTGAGTGGTTCTAGAAATGTTTTTTCAAATTGTAAATCATAATTAATATATTTGTCAAGATTCAATTCCTTTGGAAAATCTTGAATAAATGAAATTACATTTTCACGAATAATATTTGGAACTTTTAGATATATGTATTTGATTTTTTCTCCATTCTGAATCAAAGAATATTTGTGAGTAAGTTTATTTTTTTGTATATAATAATTAAAAAGAAGTGAACCACGAACGTGAATTGGAGTGCTTTTACTATAAATTGTAAGAGATGATTTATACTTATCAACTTCAGACACTGTTCTCGGACAAGCAATTTGTTCTGGAGAAAGCGTTTTAAATTCTTTACGACAATTTTCAATAAACTTAATCACATCATCCTCAGTTCCACTCATCATAATTTTCAGAGAATCTTTAATCATCTTACGGCAAGGTGCTGGAGTAGAAGATCTAATTGCTTCAATTCCCATTATCTTAAGTTTAGGTTCTTCATAACGAACACCTTCGCTATCCCAGACATTCATAATGTAACGCTTCTTCGCAGTCCAGATTCCACGATCAGCAATATTCTCTCGTTTCATTCTCATTTTCTGAGAATACGCATTCAAATAATAGGCCAGTTCTTGGTAGCAACTTTCAATATACTTTTCAAGTTCCACCTGACAGATCTTATCAAGGAAATTGACAACGCTTTCAGTAGTTTTCTCTCTTCCCTTGTATACAGTTTCAACCAAAGAACCCATATTAAGATAAATGGAATCAGTATCAGAAGCAATAACATAATCTATATCTTGAGTTTTGAGAAGTTTATTAAAATATTGATTGAGTTTATTTTCAATCCAACGAATTACAACTTGACCGGAAGAAGTAACTGCTTCTGCATTTTCCAACTTATAGTATCGGAAGTATGGATTTCCCAAACTTCCATAACAGGAATTGAGAGAAATCTTTTTTGCCATCTGAATATTATTACATCTGGCAATTTCCTTTTCTAATTCTTTTGTTGGAGTTTTTTCATACTGCTTCTTTGCCTCAAGCATTTTCTTTTTGAATAACTTTCTTTCATCGTACATTTTTTCCATTAATTCTGGAAGAAATCCACGAATGTCTTTGCGATACATTGCACCATTCGCACAGATACAATAATCTTTATAATCATCAAAATTCAATTCTCGATTTAAGATTTTATCTATTGTAACTGTCGGATGTTTTTGTTCTACTAAAGTCTCGGGACTTAAATTGAATTGCATAATTAAATGTGGATATAGACTGTCTAAATCTAGAGAAACAATCCAATCATACATTCCTGGTTTTGGTTCCTTTACATAAGCACCGACAAACTTATCATTTTTTTCAGATCTATCTTTATGAGGAATAACAATATTTCTCTTTTTTAGGTAATTGTAAATAATGGCATCCCAAGTTCTAACTTGATAAAATATGTCATTGAAATTAATTTTTGCGTCATAAGCCATCGTAAAACACAGTTCAATTAGTTTCATTTTATCTTCTAATTGATATACAAGTTCTACATCTTTAATATTGTAATCAATGAACTTGTTCCACCCTTTCCGATAGAAATCTTTGAAGGTTTCAAACTCAGAGTGGTCTAATTTTTTCTGACCCAATTCAACTTCAGCAATATAGTCTAGTCGATAAGATTCTTGAGTTTTGTAAGTGAATTTTTTATACAAATCAAGATAATCGAGTTGTGATAATCCTCCAACATCAAATACAGTATGATTGCGACCATTCAAAAAGACCTGATTTTCAGTAACAAGTCCCCAATTGGAGAATCGTTTCATTAGCTTTTCGCCAAGAACTCTATTCAGTCTTTTGCAGATATATGGAATATCATATAGATTCGTATTCCATCCAGTTATTACATCTGGAACATTATACATCCAATAATTAATGAAGTGAGTTAAAAGTTCACATTCGGAAGGGCAATGATGATAAGTTAAGTCTTTTCGATTATGTTCGTAAGGTTTAACTCCCCAAGTAATGATATTTTTAGTTGCATAATCTTGAATTGTAATCGCAAGAATTTCTTCAGATGCACTTTCTACATCAGGGAATCCATATTCTGAAGAAACCTCAATATCCAAGATGATAAGTTTAATTTGATTAATATCAAACTTTATTTCATCTTCTGGATATTTTTCTGAAATATATTGACAGATATATCTGTCATTTCCATAGATTTCAAATCCATCTACATTTTCATACTTAGAATAAAACTCTCTACAATCTTTGATAGAACCGGGTTGAATTGCTTCAACAAATTCTCCCTCTAATGTTTTATACTTTGTGTTCTTTTTAGTTTTTACATACAAGGTTGGGTGAAAGTTTTCATCTTTAAACTCATATCTTTTACCATTCATTACTCCACGAACTAAAATTTGATTACCAATTAATTGAATGTTGGTGTAAAAGTTTTGAGTCATTCTTTAATTAGATCTTCGTATTTTTCAAGTAGCGTAGGTGTTGGATCTGCCATAGTGAGAATTTTATCAGAATTCATCATAAAGATAGATTGTTTGGTATATCCATAAAGAAAAGGTTCCAATACATTATCCAAACATTCAATTGAATTGTTTTTAATCAATACAGGATTAATCAATTTACAATCTGGTTCTCCAATATCTGCACCAACTTCTTCAATCTGACTGATTAAAACTTGATTATTTACTAATAGAATAATCTTAGTCACTTTCTTTTCCATTTTTCACTTCCCTTGTAGATAGACTTTTTTCATACATTTCTTTGAGAGCCGGAATTGGCTCCACAATCGTAATTACCCAATCAGATGGAACTGGTATTCTTTTATCTGAAGTTAGAGGAACCCAAGAGGTTAATTGAAGCTTAGAAGGAGCTTTTGTATTTCCACTTTCATCATTATCAAATGCAAATACCTTTGCAACACAAGGATTTTCAAAGAAATATCCAACAACTTTTTCTTCAATTACCATTTCTTGAACATCTGCTATTACATCTTCTCCAGATTTAAGCAGAACTAATTTTACAGTCATAACTTATGTCAAATCTTATTTTCATTATAGCAATAAAAAAAGGAGGAGTCAACCTAGATTTGCCAGGTGCTCCTCTGCGCCAACGATAGCAATACTATTTATTCTCCACCATCTCCACCACTACCATCACCAGAATCTCCAGAACTCGAACGACTTCTTACTGGAACTGCTTTTCCCTTTGGAATTTTTTTTTGTTTTCCTTGAGAAAAAACATTATGAGGTAAAGAATTTTTATATGCGATTAGTTTAAATTCATTAAACGATTTCATATGTCTTTTTCTTTTGATGTTCCGGAATAACTCTATTTAGTTTAATAATAAGCAATCCGTCTTCAAAAGAAACATCACCAACTACAACATCATCAGAAAGAGTCCAAGATCGTGTAAATGCTCTTTTTGCGAGACCGTGATGAACGTATTCATCAACAGAGTCATCTACTTTCTTTGCTCCTACCGAGAGTTTATTCCATTCTGAAGATACTTCAATATCTTCTCTTTTATATCCTGCCAATGCAATTTCAAGTCTAAAGTTTGTACTGTTTTCTTTAACTAGATTGTATGGAGGATAGTTTACTGAAGATTCATGTACTGTTCCAAAACGATTCAACCAATCATCTCCACCAATAAAATACTTGTCAATATCGTTCAGAAACTTCTCAATGTTTTCAGTATTATATTTGATTGTATACATAATAGTTCTCCTTAAAAAGCGAGTAATTTGTTTAATATTACGGATCCGAAGACTCCGTTTTAGCGTATGAGGGGTTTAAATAACCTTACCTCATCAATAATATTTAACAGAAAATCGTAAAAAAAGGGAGTGTAGAACTCCCTCAAAATCATTCGGTTTCCTGAACTTTACCTTTTTTTCCAATATTATATTTTTGTTCTAAAATCCAATCATTTTTATCCTTATAAGAAAGAACTTTAATTTGATTTAAAGGAGCAATGTTTTCTACAATAGAATCTGGTTTAACTACAGTTATTAGACCCCAATCAGAAAGCAAACAAACAATACGATTGCGACGTTGAATATCATTTACAGTTAGATTGGCGTGCTTACCATCCAATGCGAAAAGTTCTTTGAAGTGCGTAATGAAGTAGCGGCCCTGCTTATGCAAAATATGGGCGCTTTGATAGAGTTTTTTCTCCTTCCTTGAAGCAACTCCAATACGAGTCAATGTTTCACGAACCTTTAAAAAGTCATCTGGTTCATTCAAAACTATTTCCACCATCATATCAGGAGACCAATTCACTCTTGGCTCTACTGTTAGATTTGCAGCAGTCATTTTATTCCTCCAATATCAAGTCGTTGTTTAATAAAAGTAATTTGTTCTTGTGTCAAGATTTTCAGTGCTTGGGATGCTTTTTCATTACTATAACCATAGTATTGTTTTACACACTCTAAGTCTTTAACCTTATCCTTTCGAAGCCAGGGAGAAAATCTCTTCCTTTTTCTTATAGTATTTAGATAAAATGAATATTGCATATCTTTATCTAAATGAGAATTCATATTCATTTCATTTACGAAGAGAATAGTATCCATTTGACCGGATAGACACTTATTAATAATATAAGGAGAATATTCTTTTATTAGATTTGGTTCTTCTTGAATTATATTTTTTTTTGTGTCATTAATAGAATTTAACCAATCCTTTAATTCCATAATTATATCTTAACCTCCTATTAATTTTATTTCCATTCAACTTCACACATAATTTCAGTGAGAGCAGCAAGAAGATTTATCTCTTGGTCCACAGAAAAAGCTGACTGATATTGATACCTAGCAATAATGAGAACAGCAGCAGGAATATACTGAGGAAGCAAATAATCATAACAAGCGTCATAAACCCTACGAAGTAGTACCGAAGCATCGTTATCTAAGTTGGATACAACCCATTTACGGACTTCTGTAAAGTTCTTTTCTTTGAGGTTCTTAATGAGTTCATTTACTGAAATGTCTGAGAAAGATGCAAGAATTCCCGAGTCGATTTTTCCGCTCGTAGAATATCTTTGGCATTCGTTGAGGACGCGCCTAAAATCAGGAAAGTGCTTGGATACCAATTCTGCAACGACTTTTTCATCATACTCAATCCTTTCTGCATCCAAGATTTGAAGAACTCTTTTAAAGAATGCTCCTGCAAGTTGTACTCTCTGTTTTCCTTTGATGGTGAAGTCAATGACAGCACATCTGGAGTGCAGTGGTTCGATAATCTTGTTCTTGTAGTTACAGGTGAAGATGAATCTGCAGTTGTTATAAAATGTCTCAATATTCGCCCGTAGTAGGAGTTGAACGTCGTTGCCCGAATTATCTGCTTCGTCGATGATGATGACTTTATGTTTAGAAGATCCCGTAAGTGAGACGGTCGAAGCAAAGTTCTTTGCTTGGTTTCGTACAGTATCCAGGAAACGTCCTTCGTCGGATCCGTTGATGACATAATAATCTGCCCCCAATTCATTACATAATGCTTTTGCGATTGTAGTTTTACCAATACCAGGAGGCCCAGAAAGAAGAAGATTCGGAATCTCACCCTTTGCCACAAACTCCTTAAAGGTTTTTTTAGTATCATCAGGAAGAATACAGTCATCAATTACTTTAGGTCTGTATTTTTCGCAGAATAAGAATTCACTTGTCATAATTTAAATCCACGAGGGTCTTCTTTCGGGTATACGAAGGTAATTATCGTTCACCCAAGGTTTTGATGCAATATATCTTTTATATGCCTCAAATGTATCAATAGTATTATCATGCTTCCATTCATCGGGCATAGCACGAACAAAAGATTTTACATTTTTATAGATTCCAATAGTTTCATTGGTCTTTTGAGTAAAAATATCCTCTGCAACATAAAGAGTATTCATACACGAATGGATTTTTCCATACCGGTGCCGATACTCATTGCAAAGAGCATAGCCGTGTCGAATCAACCAGGCAAGGTTTTCATACTTGTCTGCCGCCCACACAGTACATGGATGCCCTCTGAAGGCACCCTTCTCAGTACTGTAGGGCGTTCCATCCTTCTTAGGAATGGTTCCCCAGTCGTGATACCAAGGACTATAAATCACAGAAATCATTTGGCAAGTTTCCAGAGCCATCTTCACTGTGTATTTGTCTGGAAGTGCCGCAGCAGAAATTACAGGACATTCATCGACGACAAAAATATTCATAATATGAAAAAAATAAAAATTAACCGAATGTTGAATCAGGCTCTAGAGCAATCCAATAAGAAACATCAAATCCAGTATTTTTAAACTTAGAAATAAATTTCTGAGAAATTACAACTTCATAGGTTCCACTCAAAATTTTCAAGTTTTCAACTTTAAAGTTAAATACAAACTCAGAATCAGTTTCTCCTACAACAATAGAAAAATCATTTGAGGTTTCGTTCTTCTTATCACGAACAACCAATTTTACCACACCGGCTTCACCTACAGCAGAAAGGTCAGGAAGTTGATAAACAGCAGCAGCCTTTACAAGTTTATCTAGTTGAGTGGTGTTTATTTCAAAGCAAACATCCTCACTTGGCAATGAAATTTCTTTTTCTGGTGGAACAACAATCACATTTGGGTCTGAGAAGAAATATTTGGATTTCATCTTACCTTCACGAATCACCACATAACCTTCATTTCCAAAATCAAGTTCTGGTTGTTGATGAAGAGCAAGACCATTCAGAAATTGGTTCAAATCATAGATACCAAAATCTTTTGGAAATTCTTCGGTGATGGTTGCTTCTGCAAGAATGTTTTTCATCACTGAAATTGTTTTCAGACAATTTCCTTCTTTAATCAGAATAGATTGATTGATAGAAGAAAAGTTCTTAAGGAGAGTTAGTGTTTTATCTGATAGTTTCATAGTTTTATTTTGGATTTTCATAATCAACGAAATTCGGAAAGACCATTATCTTGACGAGAATAATGACCGTCAAAGTGAAGAAGAAGCATAGCATAATGAATGACCTTCATCAAATCTCTTTTATTGCGACCATCTTTATCTCCATAACGAGAACCATACTTCAGAATATTTGCTTGACAGAATCCGGGAGCAAGGTCTTTTGCTGCCATTAAATCAATTGTCTGAATATCTTTATAGTCTTCATTATGTCCGCAATAATGACTTCCATAAGTACTCGTCACGTAGTCTTCAATATCTTTGATAATTTTATCTTCGTTATACTTCCAAAGATTGTTTTTTGTTTCACTCATATCTACATTAAATGGTATTTGAATTATAAAAAAAGAGAAAGAATAGGTTCTTTCTCTTAGTCTATCATAAATTTTTGATAATTGCAATTGTCACATAAACATTATATTATGTTTACGCAAGTTTATAATCCTCCTGATAATATCCACTTATGACTTTATCATCCCAAGCAGTCGGACAATTAGATAGACGATGATGAAGATGATTCAATCCTGAAATCTGATAGTCCTCATACTGATTGTCCTGAAGAATTCCGATGAGATGCTTTCGTTCATTTGATGTCTTCGGATGACGAAGAGCACATCTGTTGATTCCTTCCAGATTTCTGTAAGTTCGGGACATAATTCCAATCCTCAATTACACATACTATTTTATAGTACTTTTGATTCTTATGCAAGTTTATGCATAAGAATAGTCATCATAATAATCACTATTATCAATAACTTCCCATTCAGCATCAGCTTCAAGATACTCTTGAAGCTTCACTTTGTCGTTTACATCTACACAATCAATTCCAATAGTAGCCGTACAAAGTGCAGGACCATACTCAGGAGGGTCATAATAAGACCCTTCATAAGTGAGAACTACATTATCAACCACTGCAGTTACAGTCATTTCCTGTAGTTCATTATTTACTGAAATGTTCTCAATCTCAATCATTTGGTTCTTCTCACTTTAGGGATTTGTTATTGAAAAAAGAGGGGAATCACCCCTCTTCAGTTTTAGTTTCGATGGATTGTTGGAACTCTGCATCTTTATCTAGAAAAAGTTGTGTCATAGGAAGAAAAAGTGGCAAAGGTTGTTCTATATATCACAGAAAAAGGGATTAACCTTCTTCTGTGTTCATAGTATATCACAAAAGAAAAATAAATTCAAGTGCTTATGGACGGTTCATATTTCGTCCATCCTTTATGATGAAGGCATTTGTTGTTTAAAACATTACATAAAGCACTTGTTGTAAGATTATGTTTTTTACAAAATTGTGTAAGATTGATTTCATCATAAACAACTCCATTGGGAGACAATACAGTAAAAGATTTTTCAAGTTGTTTTGCTCTCATATCTCCCCCAATTTTTCCATAAAAACTTTTTTCTTCATTGGTTAATGCGTGAATTCCAACTCCCATATCACGAGCTTTAGACCCAGCATTTTTTGATATTTGAATTCGTTCTTCCTTTGTGTAGGAAAACATTCCTAATTTATTTTCATATGTTTTTTTACCATTCAATTTCCCTATTTCACATAAAATTTCTCTTGGAATACCAAATTCTCCACCAGAACTCATATTATAACCATAATTTTTATGATTGGATTTATAATAACTTATCCAATATTCTTCTTTTTCATTTAATTTTTTCAAATCACATTCTTCAACAATACCCCAAATAAAACAATCCCAACCATATTTTTTTATTGCTCTATAAAAAAGATAATCAAGTCTATTTGTATCTTTTTTATGTTGCTTTATTCTTAAATTAAACTGTTGTTTTGTTTGACCTATGTATTTTTTTCCAGTAAAAATATTATGGGCACAATAAATTAATCCCATTGATTGATTTTTCATTCTACTCTAACTGACTGCATTACTATTTATATTAAAAGGAGAGTATTTCTACTCTCCCACCCGAAGATTGCAGTCAGTCAGGCACTTTTATTTATCTTCATCATTGACGGCAGACTCTTTAATAAAATCCGCATCAATTTTATCATACAACTCCATAAAACAAGTTTTAGTTTCATCATCAAAACCAGAAAGACAAAGACTAATTGCTTTACTTTTTTTACCAAAAATAGAATATGCTTTTAGAATGTGGACTAAACGACGAGTTGAAATTACTTCGTCAATACCACCATCAGCAAAAGTTTTCCTTACAATTTCTGCCCAAGTACAAAGATGGGAAACAAAATCAGTATGTTCCTTAATCATAGGAATTTTAAGTGATTCCGCAATTTTAGTCAAAATTTTAGTTTCAACAGAAATAGTAGGATAACTTTGTTCCATCATAATTGGGAAACGGTCAAGCATAGCAGAGTTCATAACATTAGTACCGATGAAACGACCATCATCAGAACCTTTACCTTTGGTGTTAGCAGTTGCAATCACATTGAAACCTGCTTTAGGAGCAACTTGCTTACCAATTTTCTTAAGGAAAACACCTTTACCCTCAAGAACAGATTGAAGACACATAATCTTATTAGATGCCAAGTCAATCTCATCAAGTAGAAGAATTGCACCACGTTCCATTGCTTCCACAACAGGACCATTTTTCCAGACCGTTTCGCCACCCAGCATTTTAAATCCACCAAGAAGATCGTCAGCATCAGTTTCCATAGTAATATTTACTCGAATAAATTCTCGATTCAATTGAGCGCAAGACTGCTCCACACTGAAAGTCTTACCATTGCCAGAGAGACCAGTGATAAACACTGGATAAAAAATTCCAGACTGAATAACTTTCTTAACATCACTGAAGTTCCCAAAAGGAACAAAGTTAGTATCCTTTTGAGGAATAAGATTTTGATTTACATTATCAAGAGTAGAAATAGGATTCATAGAAGGTGCATTATAAGTTTCTTCAAGTTCGTCAATTTTGTCTTGAGTAATTTCAAGATTCCACTTTCCCCGTGAAACCTTAAAGTTAGAAAGTTTCTTAGAGAGAGTAGCATAAGTTGTTCCCAGTTCATCAGCAACAGCACGAACTGCCTCTGCTCCAAATTCTGTGCCAAATTTTTCTTTCAGCAGGTCAATTGCGGTTTCCATAATAAATTGTTGGTCTGTCTTGACTACCCTTACAGTATAGTACAAAAAAAGGTGCCTCAGGGGCACCTTGGGACAGTTTGGAAAGTGGTTCAGTTATCACTCACAGACATCAGGCAATCAAGGAAATAAAATTTCCAAGTACTTTCTTATTAGTCTTTTTCTTACTCAACATTTTACTAAAACTGCTTTTAATCTGTGCTTTTGTTGCATTCTCGGGAACAGAAAACTCTTCATCTTGTGACAGAGAAGATGAAAGAAGAACGTTGAATTGGTCGAAACCAGTTCCACTGAACTGAACGGAAGAATTCTTCCTAAATTCAGCCTTCATTTTCTCATAGTGTTCTTGACCGGGGCCATACCAACGGAAGCAAGACTGAAAATCACGACCAGGAGTAATTCTAAAGTTCACCAGATTCACAGTCGGGAACTTATCTTTCACAGTTTGAAGAAGAATCTTCGCATAGGATGGAAAGTGGTCGTATCCAAATGGAGAATAAATTCTACCAGTCTTGCGGTCACGAATCGCAGTGCGAGGATACCTAGTATTTCCCACATATGAAGGTGCATCGGGATAATGACCCTTGCGTTCAACCGTCACAGAGTTCTGATAACCTTCACCATCTGTCAGAAAGATTACATTCACTTTCTGAAGTTTATTCTTTGCCTGAAAGTCAGGAATCAAAGAGTGAAGAGCAATAATACTTTCACCTAGAGGAGAACCTGAAAGGTCAAGATGATGAGGAACTGCACCATGACGTTTCTGATAAGATTCACACACAGTCCAGATGTTCTTGAGTTGTTCCTCAAGAACACGATTGTTTGTTTTGCTGGTAAAGAAATTCATCAGACGGAATGAGTTTTCAGGTGCAATCACTCCAGGAACTTTATCATACATAGGAGGATGATTTGATTGAAGTTCAATATAAGAATTACAATCCAGAGTGAAAGCATAAACCTCAAATGGAATATTCACCTTACGACAGAACCAAATGAGATTCAGTAGTTGCTTATAAGCATCCAGAAGGAACTCACTCATCGAACCAGACCAGTCAAGAATAAAAATCAGACCGTGATTCTTACCGTCAGGCACCACTGAGACCTTCTTAAACAGGTCTTCATTGTACTTATAGGTATGAAGTTGAGAAGTATCAAGAATACCCGTGCGGGCCGTGCTAGAGCGTGCATATTGGTCTGCAGACTTCTTACATTCAAACTCTTTGACTAGATAAGAAACTTCCTTTTCTGCAGACTTTTTGTAAGAAGCATAGTTCTTACACATTTGTTCGTATGTATCACGAACCCAAGAATTAGAGTGATTTCCATAAAACTCTGCTGTTTTTTGATGAATGAACTCATTCGGAATAATCATTGTCTCAAGATTCATCTTCGGAAGTTCTACATATGCAGTTTCTTGAGCTTTTTTATCCACAAGTTCTTGAGACTTCTCATCAAAAGAACGTGAAGTCTTGGAAGAAAGTTCATCTTTTTCTGCATTGTTGTGCTGATTACTTGCTTCCTGGCCGAAACCATCACCATTCGGTGCTTCCATTGACTTATTCATCTCATCACCGAAAGATTCACCTTCAGTTTGAGATTGACCCTGAGAATCCTGTTCCAGTTGAGTCTTGTTTTGACCGTTCTCATTCTCTCCTTCTTGAGAAGAAGAGTTCTGTTGAG